GCATACACCAGACAGTCCAGCGCTTCGTTGCGAACGCCGGAGACCCGCTTCCAGATGCGCTCGGCCCCGCCGCGGGTGTTGCGTTTGATCACCCGCCGCTCGGCGCACAGCTGCTCGAAGTAGTCCTCGCGGAGGTCTTCTGCGAAAGCGATGTGCCGCGGCAGAGTGGGGTCCTTCACTGCGAACGCGGCGCGCAGTGAGTCTTTAATCGTGTCGACGCCGATCACGAACACCCGCCCGCCGCGGTGGGTGCGTGACTTGGTCTGCTTCGGCGGCCAGGCGGGATGGGATCCCTGCCGGCCTTTGATGGCCCAGATCTTCCGCGCATGGCGCACCTTGCAGAAGTCGTAAGCGGCTTGGGTGTGATGACCGCCCGAGTCAATGCAGGCGGCGCGGAGTTTCAGGGTGCGTCCGTCCTGGGTGGTGTGGATTTCCCTGAGCCATTCGTCCAGATCCAGCCAGACCTGCTCTTCGCCTGGTGGTCCCCACAACACGTTGTGATTCAAAACATAGGCCCGCTGGCCGCAGGACCAACCCACGAGCGTTGCCTCCAGCCGGTTGTCTTGGACGTCGATCCCGGCAGTCAGGACCAGCACATCGCTCGGAATGGATTCCCAGGCCTGTTTCCGTTTGGCCAACGTTTGCGCATCTGCCGTTTCCCCTTCGCGGTCTTCCCAGCATTCCCCGAGCTTGGTATTGATGAACGACTTCAGCCGTTCCGGGAAATCCTTCGCCGCCAGGAACTCCCGCGCGGCATCCGACCACGAGTACCATCCCGGCGGGGAGTAGAGACTCGATAGATGGAAGCCGATGACACCCGGCGTGGAGTGGGCCGGCGCGGTAGCCACCCACTCGCCCTGCTCCAGCATCCAGGCCTTATGGCGTTCGTGGATCAAGACGCCGCAGTCGCTGCAGGCGAGGCTCGCCGTCTCGGGTTTTCCCTCATCCCAAACGATCCGCTCCCACTTGATGACTTGTTTCGTGCCGCACTCGGGACAGGGCACGTGGTAATACCGCTGATCGGTCCGTTCAAACGCCGCCCAGATCCGGCTGATGCCGGTGATCGTTGGCGTCGAGCAGAGATAGATCTTCCGGTTCCGCTTGAACGTGCTGGTCCGGGCAATCGCCAGTTCCACTGGATCACCCTCGCCTTCGACATCGCCGGGATAGGCATCCACCTCATCCAGGAATAAGTAGCGCGCCGGCATCGAGCGCAGGCCCGTCGCACTGTTCGCGCCGGTCATCACCAGCATGCCGCCGGGGAAGTCTTTGGCGAAGAGCGTGTTCCCGGCATCCCGCGCGCGGGAGGGTGCGATCCGCTCGGAGAGGACAGGAGTGGCATCGATCATCGGCTGGATGCGCTGCTTGGACATGCGCTTGACCATCTCGACCGTGGGCTGGACCAACAGCATCGGTGCCGGGGCATGGTGAATGGCGTAGGACAGCCAGTTGTTCCCCGCTTCACTCGCGCCGATCTGGCTGCCCTTAGCGAACACCACGGTGTGATACGGGCTGCCTGTGGCCAGCGCATCCATGATGGCCCGGAGATACGGCGTCCTCGAGGTGCGCCAGGGACCGGGCTCCGCCGAGCCTTTCGCTGGAAGAATCCGATGCCGGTCGGCCCATTCCGAGACCAGCAGCACCGGTTCTGGGGTCAACGCATCCTGGATCGCGCGCTGAATGCGGGCGATGGGATCGTTTTTGGGGGCCGTTCTAATTGCCATACCCATGGAATCCCGCGTCAACGATGTGCTGGAGGGCATCCCGGATCTCGCGATCCAGTATCCGTTCGATCTTTCTCGCGTCCGACTCGGCGGCAAACACATCGGCGTAGCGTCCGGAGATTCCAAGCAGGTGTTCCTTGCAGGCCCGAGCTGCCTGGTCCACGACACGGATCACTTCGTCCACCGAGATCAACGCCCCGCTGATCTGCTTCAGTTCCAGGTCCGCCTTCTTGGCGGCGAGCACCTCCTTCTGCGCCCTGGCCTTCACCATCAGCAGGTACGCATCGGTCTTTTCGGCGTCGGGTTTCCGGCCCGCACCCAGCCTGGCACCACCCCGGCCCGAGACGAAAGGCCCCTGTTCGTCGGTCATTGCTCATTGAAAAAATTCAAACATTCCGCCAGACGCTAGACGAAAGCCGCGCGGCGCGTTCCCCGCCGACACAATCGCGTCACAGGACCCGTGATTGTTTCTCTCAGAACAACAATCATTCGAACGCGAATCTGCGCGCTCTGTCGCATTCCTGATGCTTCTTCCACTTGGAATAAGCGAACGCTTATGGATGAATGGTCCCACGATCCACCACCGGAAGAAGACGATGAACACCGAAACCCAAGCCCAAGCCCGCGCCGAATACCGCGTGCTGAACCGCGCACAGAAAACGATCCGCGAAAACTTCATGGCGGGTGACATGAGCGGGTTCGAGACACACGAGGACCTGTATCGGGCGCTTCGTGCCATGGAAGCCCGGATGTTTGAGATCACCGCGCTGTTTGCTTGAGGGAGAGCACCGATGAACGCCGACACCACCGAACTCGCCAGCGACCTGGCCGAGATCCACGAGCAGGTGACGGAGTTGCTGCAGCAGGCTGAACGCTTGCTGCGCGGTGCGCCGCATCTGACCTACCAGCGCGCGCATGGCTACTGGCTGGCGCAGATCACGATGGCCCTGTCCGACGACCACGACTACCTCGGCCGCGGCACGGTCACGATGCAGGACACGATCCGTGAGCTGGAAAACGACCGGATCGAAGCCGGCGACGAGGCGTGAGCCGCGATGAAGAACATCGACGCCCTGCTGACCCGCATCGCCCAAGAGGAACTCCTGATCGAGACGCTGGAAACCCGTTTCTCGGATCGGCTGGACTTCCACGATCTGGCGGTCTGGCAACTCCGCGAAGCGCTGAAAGCGGCTTACGAAGCCGGACGCGAGTCGGCAGAAAAGAGAACGAAGCGGACTCAACAATGAGTTCGTAAACGGAGAACACAGATGACCACCCCAACAATCCCGACCACGATGAATGAAGCCCACGGCTTCTACGGCACGATGCGCGAGCACGCTGACGCAGCGTGGAAGATCGCCCTGCCGGCGATTGCCAATGCGACTGCGACCGAGTTCGAGGCGGTACGCCTCTTTCTCGACAGCCGGCACGGACGGCACTTCGTTGATGAGGTTTGCAACCAGATGCTCGACGGATTGGCGCTTGAGCCCGCCATCCACGCCGCCATCGAGCGCTGGATGGGCTGGACGATCGGGCGAACGATTTCCCGCGATTACGGCATCCCGCGCGGACTGCCCTATCTCACAGGGTTTGTCGCCCACTGCGAGATCGTTAACGAGCTGACCTGAACCCACCCACCCAAGGACACGACCATGACCATCAAACTCACCGACACCCAGCGCGCCCTGCTCCACAGCGCGGTGCACACCAACGAGGGACGCATCACGTCCGATCTCATCAAGACGGCCATCCCGCATGTCCGGGGCGGTGCTGCGAGCCGCGTCATCACCGCGCTCGGAAGCCAGGGACTGGTCGCTTATGACGACGAGGGATGCTACGTCACCAGCGAAGGACAACGTGCCCTCTCCCCGGATCTGCCCTGCACCCAAGTCCATGGCTTCGGCAACGCTTGTCCCGAGTGCGCGATCGATCCCGACGCGGAGGTCGCCAGCGGCCCGAGCGAACCGAAGACGGACAGCCCGCCGGCACGTGAGCGGCGCACGCGCGAGAACAGCAAGCAGGCCGAGGTGATTCGGATGCTGCAGCGTCCCGAGGGCGCGACCATCGCGCAGATTGCCGCCGAAACTGGGTGGCAACAGCACAGCGTGAGGGGGTTCTTCGCTGGCGCCCTGAAGAAGCGCGGCATCCGGCTGGCGTCGACCAAGACCACCGGCGGACGGATTTACCGGATCGATCACGCTGGCTCCTGACCCTGGTGATCTATGGAACTTATTTCCATACAATAGGGCCATGACGACACGGCAGCGCTTCCGGAACAAATACCGGCTGGAAATCCGCGAACGTGACCACGGCCCTGCGCATTGCCATCTGGTCGGCGGCAGCACCGATGTGATCATCGATCTGACCACATTGGAAAGCGTCGGCCGATGGCCGCGCGGTCTGCGCGAAGAAGTGATGACTTGGATTGAAGACAACCAGAGTGACTTGATCACGGAGTGGAACAAATGGCACCCATGAAACGCCCGCGGTTGAAGACAGTGGACGTTCTGCCCGACTACCGATTGCACCTGACCTTCATCGATGGCAGCGCCATGACCGTGGATTTCACGCCGCTGTTTGACGAATCGCCCGGTCTGCGCCCGTTGCGCGATCCCGAGGCCTTCGCGGAAGCGACGCTCATCGAGGGCGAGGGTTGGGCCGTGGTCTGGCCCCAGTTCGATATCCAGATTGGCGCCGACACGTTGTGGCTGGATGCCAAGGCGCAAAGCGCCAAGGATGAGAACACCCGCGTTTTTGCGGAATGGCGCGCCCGACATGGCTTGAGCTTGGCCGCTGCCGCCCAAGCGCTCGGCCTGACGACGCGCACCATCAGTGCCTACGGGACTGGGGCGCGTCCTGTACCCCGTTATATCGCACTGGCCTGCAAGGGCTGGGAGGCGGAACGGCAGAACGCATCTCATGGGTGAGTAACCTCCAGCAGCTTCCCGGTTTCGGCGTGGATCGCCTGCTGACCGGTGAACTGCTCCCAGCGCTGCACGATCACGTCCACGTATTTCGGATCGAGCTCGATCAGCCGCGCGTTCCGGCCTGACTTCTCGGCGGCAATCAGCGTGGTGCCGGATCCGGCAAACGGATCGAACACGGCGCCTCCTGATTCGACGCTCAGAACAGGATCGTTTCCCGAGCGCCGGCCACACGCGACCACGTTGGGCCGGCGCGTCTCGGACAGAAGCCGGTACAGGTGTGGGTGGTAAGCGAATTGCTGCACGTCGTTGATGGTCCTCTGAAGATCTTCTCGGTGATACTATTTTTCGATATCATCTGCGCATGAAACGCAAGCACGCCAAAACACTCGCGCTGCTTTTCCATCGCCCGGTATCGGCCAATGTGAAGCATGACGACGTGTTGGCCTTGCTGGCTGAATTGGGTGCGCACATCGAAACCAGCCGCGAAGGCTCACGTGTTGGCATCGTGCTGTTTGGTGAAGTGCGGGTGCTGCACAAGCCGCACCCCTCTCCAAACATGGATAAAGGCGCGGTCGCCGCGGTACGCGACTGGTTGGAACACCACGGAGTTAAACCATGACGATGAACACGATGGAATTGGACGGCTACACCGCCGTCATCCGTTACAACCCGGAAACTGACGAATTTCGAGGCGAGATTCAGGGCCTGAGCGGCGGCGCGGACTTTTACGGTAAATCGCCCGACGAATTGCGCCGCGAGTTTCGCGTCTCGCTGGATTTCTACCTGGCGACCTGCGCTAAGCATGGCATCGCGCCGAAAAAGCAAGTCAGCGGCAAGTTTGTGGTACGCCTGCCTGCCGATCTGCATGCCGAGGCAACGATTGCGGCCACGGCAGCTGGCATCAGCCTGAATGCGCTGGTCGAACGTGCAATTCGGCACGAGATTCATGCCAACTGATCTCCAGCAAACGACTCGCCAGTGGTTTCGAGCATGGCGGTTCGACCAGTGAACAGCTCCCACCGCTTCACGATCACATCGATGTACTTCGGATCGAGCTCAATCAGGCGCGCGATGCGGCCTGACTTCTCGGCGGCGATCAGGGTGGTGCCGGATCCAGCGAAGGGATCGAGCACGCGGTCGCCGGGCCGGCTGGAGTTCCGGATGGCGCGTTCCACCAACTCGACCGGCTTCATGGTCGGGTGGAGATCGTTCTTGACCGGCTTCTTGATCTGCCAGACGTCGCCTTGATCGCGGTCGCCGCACCAGTGGCGCTGTATGCCCTCGGGCCAGCCGTACAACACGGGTTCGTACTGACGCTGGTAATCCGACCGACCGAGCGTGAACGTGTGCTTGGCCCAGATGATGAACGTGGACCAGTGACCACCGGCCAGGCGGAAAGCGGACTGCAAGGTGTCGAGTTCGCTGGAACTCATCGCAATGTACGCCGCGCCCGAACAGTGGCTCAGCATGGGTTCGAGAGCCGCCAGCAGGAAGCCCTGGAAGTCCTCGCCCAGGTTGTCGTTAAGAATCGGCCGGTCCTTCCCCCGCAGTTTGTCCTTGAGGCTGTTGGCGTAGTTGACGTTGTACGGTGGGTCGGTCCAGATCAGGTCTACCGGTGAGCCATTGAGGACGCGGTCGTAGCTGTCGCGATCGGTGGCATCGCCGCACAACAGCCGGTGATGGCTGAGAATCCAGACATCGCCGGCTTTTGAGACGGGCGCTTCGGGAAGCTCCGGAACCTCATCGTCATCGGCCTGCCCTTCGGTCGTGGTTTCCTCTCCACGCAGCAGATCGTCCAGCTCGTTGGCACTGAACCCGAGCAGATCGAGGTCGAAGTCCTCGAGGCGGAGATCGTCGAGTTCGATCGCCAGCAATTCGGAATCCCAACCGGCATTCAGCGCCAGCTTGTTGTCGGCGATCACGTAGGCCCGCATCTGCGCCTCGGTCCAACCCTCAGCGACAATGCAGGGCACTTCCTTGAGACCGAGTCGGTTTGCAGCGAGCACTCGGCCATGCCCGGCTACGATCGTCCCGTCCGGCGTGATCAGGCAGGGGTTGGTAAATCCCCACTCCCTGATGCTCGCCATGATCTGCGCGATCTGCTCGTCCGAATGCGTGCGGGCGTTGCGCGCGTAGCCGACCAAGCGCTCGATCGGCTGGCGGGTCAGGGTGTCGTGGAATTTCATAGGCCGCCGGTCAGCGTTCATCGGTACCACGCACACAGCAGAAATCCGAGCCCAAACCCAACCAGGGCACCTGACAAACCGATCGCCAGAAAGCCGATCAGCGCCATACTGGCATCGGCGTCGACGTCCTGGTGCTGCGGTCTCCATTCGTCGTTCATGCCATCTCCCGCTTCACTTTGGCGAGATAGATCTCGCCGCATGGCGTCGGCTGCGGACGCCCGGTGTTGTAGGCGCGAATCACACCGTCCCAGCCCCAATGCAGAAGATGCCGATCGGCCAGCTGGCGGATCTTCTTGCAGCCCCAGTAGATGCCGGGTCCCCGGAGGAGTTCGTCGAATTCCCCAACGAACCCAATCTCCCGCGCCACGGCACCCATGATCTGCAGCGGGCCCCAGCTGGTCGCCTGACCGATTCGTTCCCGATTCGAGGTAATTTTCCCGAACCAGTAACGCCAGCCGTTCTCGTAGCGGGTAGCCGACCAACGGCCGGAGGATTCGACCAGGACCATGGCGCGCAAGAGATTCAGCGGCAGATGCCACTGCACCGCGGCGTGCTGCAGGCTGCGGTCCAGATCACCGGGGATCATGCCGCTACCTCGCTCAGGGAAGAGAGCCGGGGCTCGGGATGAATCTCTCGAACGACCACCGCCGCCGAGGGGACTTCACCGTAGAACTTCCGCACCCGGACATCCGTGATCTGCTTGTCGTCGACGAACACGATGCCGTTCATGCCGTCCTCGATCGCCTTCAGCACATTCGAGCAGTCGGGTTTCGTCGTCGGTCGAATCACGCCCTTCAGCGCCGCGCTGCGTTTCTTCTGCGACCAAGAGCTCGGAATGGCTGTGAATAGCACGATCTCCACCGCCACCGCCCCTTCGATCAGCGGCCGATCACCCATCGCCGTCTGCGCCGTCATCGCCACCAGGTTCTCGTAGCGCGCCGTCTTTTCCGGCGTGTGCAGCCGCACCTGGTTGCCGAGCCGGAACGCGCGGGCACGGCCCTTCGCCACCGGCGGACCCGGGACGGTGAACGTCAGCGCGTTACTGAACCCGTTGCCGTTCATCGGCCGCCTCCGGCGCCACCGCTTCGATCAGATCCGCGACTTCACTCGCTTCGGCCAGGGTGGTCCGGGTCTTGTCCTTGTGCAGGGCCAGCACCAGCTTCCGGATCGCCGCCTTGCCGGCTCGGCTCTGGTATGCGGCTGCTTCGATCCCTGCCGCCAACATCGCCGCGGCATCGTCCTTCCGTTCCGCCAACTCGAGCAGTTCCGGCAGCATCCGCTTCAGCGCGGTGATGTCGATGCCGGCGCTCTCGTCCGGTATCTCGCGTTCGATTGTGGTCATGTCGTTCCCCCTTCACTCGTTGTCGTCATCATCAGGACTCGGGCACAGAAAGCGACGGCTGGCCTCTAGCCGCATCTCGAAGTCCGCGCAGTCCTGGGCGTCATAGAACCTGCCGCCGATGTACCGCTCGCCATTGCGGAAGCGAATGGCGATGACCGCGGGTTTTCCGAACATCTCCGCCGCCTGCCGCAGAAACGCGGCGGTCTCCGGATCTTCCTGGAGGAGACGGGAATAGGCGGCCGCTCGGTTCATGACATCTCCGTTGCACGCTCTTTATGTAACACTGTTACATTCCCATAGCCCTATTCCAACACCACTCTTACTCTCCTCATACATGGTCGCCCCGGTTTGCCAAGCGCTCAATTCGTCATGGTGAGCGGTTGAGATTGCTGCCATACATCCGGCCTTTTTCTGCGGCTGATTGACCGCGGGCCCTGATGGAATTCGCTGACTGACGCCTGATCAACTTACCGATCTCGTGGATCTTTGAGAGAAGCAGGGTTTGCCAGTCACGGTCTGACCTATCTCGCCATCACGTCATGATTGCCTGGGCAATCGGTAAAGTGCCCTCGCTCCAGCGTTAGCTGCGATTACTGAGTTACGCCGCGGCGTGGGCGTAATCCGCCTGGAACGCCCGGTCATGTGCCAGCAGCGCCCACACGATGCGCGCATTCTTGTTCGCCAGCGCCACCGCGGCCACGTTCTTGTTCCGCCGCCCGACAAGTCGCTTGAGCCAGCTGTCCGCCGGATCGAGTCGGCGTTCTGCCGCCCAAATGACGGCCCGAGCGCCGTGGATCAGCAGCATCCGCAGATAACCATCGCCCCGCTTGCTGATCCCGAGGAGGGTTTGCCTTCCTCCGCTGGAATGCTGACGCGGCACCAAGCCCAGCCACGCCGCCAACTGCCGGCCGTTCTCAAAACTCGTGGCGTCGCCGATGGAGGCCACCAACGCGCTGGCAGTGAGGGGGCCAATGCCCGGAATCTCCGCCAGCTTCCGGCTTGCCGCTGTTTCCTGGTGCCATCGCTGTATCTGCAGATAAAGTTCGCCCACCTGCCGGTCCAATTCCTTCAGATGCTCGCCCAAGCGGTGCAACAAGTGGCGAAACGTCCCTGGCAGATCGTTCTCGCCGTCTTCCAGAATCTCCGGTAAGCGTCGGACGATGCTACCGATGCCTTGCGGCATGACGAGGCCAAATTCCGCCAATAACCCGCGGATCTGGTTGGCCTGCGCGGTCCGCGCCTTGACGAAGCCCTGCCGAGCCCGGTGCAACGACAAGACGGCCTGCTGGTCGCCGGTCTTTATCGGCACAAACCGCATCGACGGCCGACTGACCGCTTCACAAATCGCCTCGGCATCCGCCGCGTCGTGCTTGTTCGTCTTCACGTACGGCTTCACGAACTGCGGCGCCATCAGCTTCACGGTGTGCCCAAGTTGCTCAAGCGTCCTAGCCCAGAAATGTGCTCCGCCGCAGGCTTCCATCCCGATCAAGCACGGTGGAAGGTTGGCGAAAAACGGCAGCATCTGGGTACGCTTCAGTTGCTTCTTCAGAACGACCTTGCCCTGTTCGTCGACGCCATGCACCTGAAACACGCTTTTTGCCAGATCGATCCCAATTGTCGTAATGTTCATTTCGGTCGCCTCTTCTGGTTCGTGGACGTTCCTACGTTTCCACTTTGGCACTTTCGATGCCGTTTAGGGAGGGGCGACCATCCCATTAACTTTAGACAGTCGTCTCCACTCCGCGAAGGCGGCGGTGACGTGGCAAAGGCAGAGATACGTGGAGAAGGTGTGGCGAAGCTGCCGATCGGAGGGTTACAAACGCAATCGGAGGTCGCCACGCTGC